GCCTGCAGTGCCACCAAAAATCACCCTAAAAATGCCAACTTGGTTGCCCAGAACTTGAGCACCAGAGCCACCAAATCCAGAGGAAATTGTAGGTAAGCCATCATAAGTCATAACTGCAACAGAGTTAACAGTTGAAGTGTTTGCTACTTGATTTGTCATGATTGATCTGCCACAGGCATTACATATAAAGTATTTGCTGTTCCAACTGCACTTAGGTTAAATCCATTAGCAGGCACTGCAATCACAGTAGGCTGAGACATGGAAATACCAAGCACAAATGATGTGCTAGTGTTTCCTGCTGTGGGCAATACTGCTGAAGTTGGAGTGATGCTTGTAGGGTTTAAAGGAGCAATTGAAATAGCAATTGGTGTAGATCCAGTATTCAAAAATGCACAGTAATTAATTTGGTCATTGCCTACAGGCACAATGCTCAAAGAACTACTTGCAGTTGTTGTTACTGCCACAGCATAGGTTTGACCTATGGGTCTGTAAACACTTGTGTTTGCCATGATTAGACTGCATTAACAGGAATAGGGCCGTCACTCCTTAACACCTCAATCAGATATGAACCTGATGCTGGAGTGGCTGAAGACCCAGATGTGTTCACAAATTGAATTGTTAAAGTATTAGTGGCAGAAACATAGTCATTTGCAATTGCAATGCCTGCTGTCTGAGCACCACCATTGTATGAAACATTGGTAACATCAGTGGTCAAAAGACCAGGAACTGTGAAAGTTTGTGATGCTGAAGTTCCAGTCACTGCTGATGGAGTTAGTGAGGGATTTGCTAAGAAATATGCATTTACATTTCCACGCAATATTGTGGTTGAGGGCATGATTTTTCCTTTAAGATTATTAAATTGTACTGTTTAAAAAAGAAAAAGCTACCCCTTTTGGGAGTAGCCCTTTCAATTTATTTAGCCTTTTTAGCTAAAGTCATAACCATAAACATATACATCACCTGTACCAGTAGCACCAGAGGCAACTGTTACATCAACATATAAAGTTTGGTTGTTATAAGCCAAGCTAGTTGAACTAGAGTCAACATAAGCTGTGCCTAAAACTGCTGTTGACAATGCAGAGATTTGTGCAGTTGTCAAAGCACCAAACAGACTGGATGGTGAACCAGCGTTTGTGGTTGTGATACCCAAAGCAGTAGTTGTTGACAATGAAACAACAGCACCTGCATTGTTCACATTGGTAACAATCATTTCCTTGGGCAAATAAGCTGTGGAGTTATTCACTTGCACAGGTGTAAAAGCTACAGCATTAAGGTTAACACCCTTGGCAACACCAATCAAACGCAAAGCCTGATTAGTGGTGACATTACTTGGGTGTGCTGAGACTGTGGTTGCTGGTCCGGGATTACTCATTTTATATTTCCTTTTATGTAAATGTTAATGATTAAGCCGCGATTCTGCAAGCAAGCTCTTGGTAGAGCGGTGCCCAACCATACAACACATCTAAACGAGTAGGAATACTATCGTTATTTATTGTATATTGGCGGACCACACGCATGGAGAGTCCCACTTCCTTATCACTTGCTCTGCCTGCAAAGTGCACACCCTCTGGCAACTCGAGATCGGCTACCGCCAAGGTAAATGCATTTCTATGGAAAAGCATATTCTGTGGAGATAGTGTTCCAGTGTTGTTGAAAGGTGTAACCACTGCTGTTGTAGAAGTAGAACCAATGATGATTGAGTTTTGGAACTGACCACCAATGATGACTGCTGGAGAAACAGTAATGTTTGTAGCTGAAGTGCCAACTGTTGTGGTGCTTTGAATTACAAAATTACGCAACTTACCAGAGCCATAGGCTTGTCTGTTTTGTGGGTTAGTTGCATACACACCAGCAATTTGGATCACATCACCAGCATTTAATGTGCTTGAAGATGATGCTTTGATTTGGATTGTGGAGTACTGTGACCAACCAGTTGATAAATAACCAACTTGAGCAGTTGTGTCAGCAGAGAGTGTGTTACCACTGTAGCTACCAAAGGTTTGGCTAACCACGTTTTGATCCAATTTCCAATTTGTGCCAGCGCTGTCCCGACCCATCAGCCCCTTCCTGTATTGCTCTGCAATCGCTTCCTGCGGCATGAACAAACCTTTTAGTGAATCAACAATAGTTGCTGATGTAAAGGGTTCAACAATACATGCTCTACGTCCATCTCTAGGAGCACCCTCTGCATCAAGATAAGCACCAGCTGTTAAGTAGGTGATAAGTCCTGTTGGAGGTGTACCAGCAGTTCCAACAATGTTTGCTGTTTGAAGTGCAGCCATTGTTAAACCATCTCGGTCTATCTTATTTGCTACGGCTGCCACCGCAGGTTTTAAAACGCGGTCACTAAACATATCAAGAGATAATGCAAGATCGGCCGTGGTGAACTGAGTATCAACGTGAAATTGCGTTGATAGCGTGACCGGCACCGAAGTTTCATTAAAGTCCTCGACATTAAGGGCCGGGCCGGTTGTTCCAATGAACCTACCTGGTCTGCGGACATTCACTGTGTTACCAATTTTGCCGCCAACTACGGCGAACTGGTCATCATAGTTGCGATCCACTTCTGAGGAAAATGTGAGCTCGTTCTCCAAAACCATCAACGCTTCATTGGTGATTTTGGATATGGTTAGCAAATTATTTGCCATTTTAAATACCCCTTTTAAAAATTAAAAATTGTTTACCTTATCTTTCCTGCTTTCCTGAGTTCTTTCCACTGTTGAGGAGTACCATTAAAATTCCCATTTGAATCTATTGGCACTTCAACATTAGAACCCCCTCTAATAGGATTAATAGGTGCTGGTGCATTGCTCTTTCTCACAGCAGGCTTTTGTGCCTCAACAGGCTTTTCAAATCTAGCCTCCAATTTCCCAATCTCTCTCAAAGCACCAATCAAAGACATGCCACTGATTTTTTCAGCTATCTCTGGGTTTTCTGCAAGGTGATAGAGGATTCGCGGCCCCACATCACTTTCCAAAATTGCATCCCTAACCTGATCTGATACAACCACATCTGATGATGCAATCATATCCTCATAGTCTGATAACTCTGCCTTTGCTTGCTCTAACTTAGAGTTCCAAGATGTCATCATCTTATCTCTCTCAGCTTGAGTTTGCTTTTGCTTTTCAGCTACATCTCTATCTTTCAATGCCTTTTCTGTTGAGTACTTTGCTAATGCCTTTGCATATTCAAATGCATCAGTAAAGTCACTAGGCTGTGGCTCTCTATCAGGATTTTCTGCCACTTGTGGCTTGGATGCCTGTTCAAGTTCCTTTAGCCTGTTCTCTAAAGCCTCTCTTTGTTCCCTTTCCTTTTGAGCCTCAGCTCTGGCAAGTTCCCTTTCTTTGATGACTTTATCAAACCTTTTTTCAAGTTTGGGCTTTCTAGCACTTTCCTCTGCTGGTTTGGTCTCCTCTTGTGCCTCTGGTAAACTCTGCTCCTCTTTTGTCTCTGTCAGCTCAGTTGGCTCAACCTCTTTGGAGGGAGTCTCTGCAGTTTCAGGACTAGGGGAATCAGCTAAACCAAGTTTGTTAGCATAAAAATCACCTGAATTTTCTGAAGTAATTACATTACTTGCTTGTCTATCACTCATGAGTTTCCTCAAGTATTTTGCCTGGTTAACCTAGCCAGTAAGGTTTGTGGGCAATATAACCCAAAATCATAAGACTGTCAATTATTGTTGCTGATTAGGCATAATAGATTGATTAGCCATTGTCATTGCTGTGTACTGCTCCTGATTTCTCATCTGGATTTCTTTCTCTAACCTAGCAGTATCCATGTGGTGCAATAGCATGTCAGCTACTGCCTCAATTTCTACCCTATTTTGGCTAGTTATAGCCCTAGTATTAGCATCATGCACCCTAGCTTGGAGCACAGATTCTGTATTATGAGCCTTGGCTGTCTGTCTCATCAGCTCTCTCTTAGTTTCCTCAGATTGCTTGACTTGCTCAATATCCTGTCTTTGTTTCATAGCCAGTTGCAGAGCTTGCAATTGTTGGGTAAGTTGTTGGACTTGAGCCTGTCCTTGCTTAATCATGAGCTGTGCTTGAGGAGGAATGTCTGAGTGCTCATCTATTTGGCTCAATGGGTTCATGGCCGCTAACCTATCAGCAATGGTCTCAGCCCCAGGAAAGTCCATATTCCTAAACACTAGGTCTCCAGCCACATTAAACAACTCAGGCTTGGCAAGCAAAGGCATCATGGCATCCACTGCCTCTTGTCTCTTGCTGTTGTACCCTGGGCCGGTCTCCATCACCACATCATACTGCCCCACAGTCACATCATTTAACACCCTACCCACAGCACTTTGCTCATTTATGGTCAATAAATCAGGTTTCCCATCATCTCCAATAATTCTCATAACCCTTTCAGTGTCATAAATTTTGGGAATTAAATCTAAAACTATTTTTCCAACATGGGAAATTGACTTGGTAAGATTGTCATAAAGGTCAAAATTGGTCAAATCCACTTGCATTTGTTGACCATTTAGAGCCTTTCCAGACATATTACCTTGGAGCTGTTGGCTTGGGTCATAGATACCAATTATGGTAGCCATGTCTTGGTTTATCTCCTGTGCCGCAGTAAGTATCCCAGTAGGAGGAGGCTCTGGTTGCATCCTTT